CATCTCCACGTCGATGATGGCGTCTTCCAGCGTGGAGTTGAACACCCAGGGCTCGGCCTCGGCTTCGTGGGCCGTGAACTCCAGCTCGGCGAACTTCGGGTTGGTGGTTTCGCCACCCGTGGCGCCGGGGCCGACGCGGCGGGCCGTCATGCCAGTGGTCTTGGCGGCCTTCTTGTAGGTGTCGGAACCGATGTTCTTGACGGTGGCCAGCCGGCCGATGGCCGAGACGACGCCGACGACGCGGATGATCTCGCTGTCCATCTCGGGCAGGACCAGCACAGCGCCGTCGGGGATGGAGCCGCTGTTGTAGGCCTTGCGGGCCAGGCCGGCCAGCTCGGCTTCGCTGCCGCCCTTGCGCAGGAAGTTGCTGAAGGCCTGCTTGTAGGCGATCTGCTCGTCCGTCAGCTCGTTGCCCTTGGCATCCTTGATGGCCGGGCGGTTGGACTTCTTGGCGATCTCGACCAGGTCGGTACCGAGCTTGGTCAGCTCGCCGTTGAGCTTGTCGACGGTGGCCTGCAGATCCGCGACAGCCTTGCCCTCGGCCTTGGCCTTGAGCAGTTCGTCATTCTTGCGGGTGAACTCGCCCCAGGCCTCGGCCTGTTTGTCCAGCGCGGACTTGAGTTCTTTCATGTCGATCTCGCCGCTCATGGCCATGGGCAGCATGCCCATGCCGGCCAGGACGTCCGGCGGCACGACGGGATGGCCCAGCAGGGCAGCGACGGCCAGCACGGCCAGGACCGCCAGGAAGGCGATCGAGAGGTTCTTTCGGGTGAATTCCATGATTCAGTTCCTTTTCAGGTGGTGGAGATGAGTTGGGTGTTGCGCTTGATGGCGGCAACGATGTCGTTCAGCTCTTCACTGCCAGCGTCCTGCATGGCCTTGAGGTGCCGGAAGCCGTGGCTCATGACGATGCGGGCTTCCTTTCGTGACAGCCCAGCGTCCTGCATGAGCTGTTCGAATTCGCGTTCGCTGAAGTCGCTGGCCGACTTCACGCTGGAGATACGGGCTTTGCCGTTGGCCGGGAAGGTGACGAGGCTGATCTCGACCAGCTCCACCTCGTGCAGCTTGCGCCGCGGCTCTTCAGGCTTGGTGCCCATGGTGAACTTGCGGGGGATGTAGCCGATGGACAGGCCGGTGATGGCCGGGCGCGGCTTCATCTTCATGAGGGTGTAGGCCTCGGTGCCGCGCTGGATGGGGGCCAGCACGCCTTCGCTGGCCAGGCCCTTCTGGTCCTCTTCCAGCACGTCCCACACGCCCACCGGCATCAGGTCCTGGGCGCTCATGCCCCAGCCGCCGTGCTGCAGCAGCATGGCGGGATAGGTGCCGGTCTTGCGGGCTTCCTTCAAGGTCTTGCTGAAGGCGCCCTCCTCGATCACGTCGCCGTAGCTGTCAACGTTGCCGAAGACGGCGCCGTAGCCCTTGAAGCGCATCTCGCCCTCGGGTGCGCCGTCTTTCTGCTCGGTCACCAGGTCGATGAGGTTGACGCGCTTGTGTTCGATTTTGTCCATGGTCAGGCTCCAGAATTTCCAGCACCGGCTGGGGCGCCGGTCGGGTCGGTGGTCATGTTGGTGGGGGTGAGGGGCTCGTCGAGGCCTTCGATCGGGTTCAGATCCAGCTTGGCGCGCGCCTCGTTGCGCTCCATGATTCCGCCCATGGTCATGCGGTGCAGGTATTCGCCGGTGTCTTTCAGTGCGCCGCGCAGCAGGCCGGCTTCCACCAGCTTGGTGTAGTGACCTTGCTGGCGCTCTTCCCGGGTGAGCAGGTTCACATCGGCAGACTGCTGGATGCGCTCGTACCAGGGCATGAGGGTGTGAACCACGTGCGCCAGAAACATCTGCTCGGCCGAGGCGAAGGTCTGCGTCTTGTCACTGAAGCCGATCATCAGCGGCAGCACGCGGAAGTAGCGGCAGATCTCTTCGATCTGGTGGCGGCGCGTCTCCAGGTGCTGCGCGTCAACTCCGTTCATCACGTTGCTGACGAACTTGGCGCTACGGTCAAGCACCATGACGCCGCCCACATTGGCTGCGCCGGCGTGCTCTTTCTCTATCCAGCTCTTCAGGTCGGCATACTGCTTCTCGTTCAGTTGACCTTCGACGGTGTAGAGGCCGGACGGGCGCACGCCGCGCTCATGCAGCCGGGCCTGGGACTCTTCTGCGGCGATCGCCAGGCCAATGGCCTCACGCGCCAGGTTGAGCACGTCCATGCCGAGCACGCTGTTGAGACTGGGGCCGCGTACATGCCAGATGGCCTCTTGCGGAAACTCCCGCACCTCGCCCGACTTGCCGCGCACCTTGTAGGTGATGCTCCAGTCATCGTTCTGCACGGCCTGGACGCGGCCAGACTCCAGAGGCAGCAGCTCGGCGATCTGGCGCCGGCCGCGAGACTCGACCACGTTCTTGAATGCATACCCGTTGCCCAGGGCTGCATGGATCGTCATGGTCTCCCGGAACTCGAAGCTGGTCTGCCAGTCGTTCGGGCGGCGGTGCAGCAGGTCGTACAGCGGGTGCGACGATGCTGTCAGGATCTCGGGATGGCGCGAGACCTTGGACGGCACGGTCTGCAGCAGCTTGAAAGGCACCTGGGCCACGCCTTCGCTGATGACTCGCAGACAGCCGAGCACGGCCGAAACGCGCGTGGCGGTGTCCACGTTGACGGTGGCGCCGGATTTCGAGCGCCGGCCGTTGTTCAGGATCGCCGAGAGGATGGCTGGGTAGCCGTCCGCGCCTGAGCTGCTTTTGCGCTCGGCCACGGCGCGCGTGAGGGCACCCATCAGTCGCCTCCCTTGGCCAGCATCCAGCCGGCGACCAGGAGAAATACCCCAGAAACAATCCACCCGCCCGGCGCATAGACGAGGCCGACGCCATAAGACACCGCGGCGGCCCCGCCTACCATCAGTGCGTCCGGTATCTGGGCCGCCACGGCCTGGCGGACACTGGCGAGATGGTCGGTGAGCTTCATTTCGTTTCCCAAAAGGATTTCTCTTGCGTCCCGTCTACCGCCAGCGCCCGGTTCATGGCGATGATCGTGGCAACGGCGGCGTCGATCTTGTTACTGGCCCTCGCCTTGCGGGGGAAGATGTTCTCGTTCCGGTCTTCTTTGACTTCCACGTTGCTCAGCATCCACACGTAGCAGGGATTCCCGTCGTGATGGAAGCGGCCGTCGTCGTTCAGCGCCTGAATCTCCTTCATCGGGTCACTGAGAAAGCGCACCTGCTGCGGTATGTCCACCACAGTCAAGCCCTCCTCTTCCAGGTTGGCGCCCATCTGGTGGCCGCCCCATGGGTCCTTGGCCACCTCCCGCGCGCCGACTTGCCCGGCTATGGCGATCACGTCTTCCTCGATCTGCGACAGAGAAATCATGTTCCCCGGAGTGGCCGTCAGGTGACCCGCGTGCACCCATGCCTGGTAGTGAGCGTTTTCTGGCTTCTCCAGAGCGGCCTCTGGCACGTAGTTGCGCGAGAAGGCGGTGTAGTGCCGCGTTTCTCCCTGCCCCTTCCAGCACAGTGCCACGACGCTGGCGATGTCTTGCTTGCTCGCCAAATCCAGGCCGATGACGCAGCCGTCCCAATCACCACCCTCTAGCGTCAGCGCAGAGTCGCCGGCCTTCTGCAGGTTGTGCAAGTTGAGCCATGGCGACGCGGCGGCCACCCAGATGTTTAGGTGCTTTGTCTTGAAAACGTTCTGTTTACGAGGGTCGGCGATCGCGTCGCGCTGCTGCAGCTGCAGGAATTCAGCATCGACAGAAATTCCGAAGTTCGGGTTGGCCTTGATCAGCGCGTCCAGGCTCGTCCAGTCGTCATCCTCGTCAATGGTGAAGATGATGCCGAACCGTTGGTCGTTCTCGACCACACCCTCCAGGATCTTTTGCAGCTCCACCTGGTGCAGGTAGCACGGACCGGAAATATCAGACCCGGCGGTGGTGATCACCAGGATCAGCGGCTGCGACCGCGCCCCCATGCCCGTCTGCATGGTGTCGAACAGCTCGGCCGTCTTGTGTTCGTGGTACTCATCCACGATCGCGCAGCTGGGCGAGGCGCCATCACCAGGCTTGCCGATCACGGGCTCGAACTTCGAGTTGTTCTCCGCGATCGACAGATTCGACACGTTGACCGTCACGCCGTAGACCTGGCAGAAGCGCGGCGTGGCCTTGGCCATCAACAGCGCCGGCCTGAACACCTCCATGGCCTGGTCTTGCGACGTGGCGCCGCTGTATACCTCGGCACCAAACTCGCCCGTCCGCCGCCAGCATGTAGTTGCCGATCACGGCCGCCAGCGTGCTCTTGGCATTCTTGCGCGGGACGATCACGTCAGCCACGCGGAAGCGCCGTTTGCCGGTGTCCTTATGCACCCAGCCGAAAATGCTGGCCAGGATGAACACCTGCCAGGGCTCCAGCTTGATGAGCTGACCACGGGCCGCCCAGTCGCCTTTGATGTGGGGCATCAGCCCGGCGAACTTGCAGACACGTTCCGCGGGGCGGTAGATCTTGCCCTTGCTGTCCGTTAGCTCAGGATTCCAGACGTAGGGCATCGCGCCGTTGCGCGACCGCTCCAGGTCTTTCAGGTGCCGCTGGCACGCCAGCCGGTGCCACTTGCAGGCGACGATCTTGCCGGCGACGACATCATGGGCATATTGGGTGGCGATGTCGGCGAATCGCGTGGCATCATTCAGAGGGCTTTCCATTCGTCCGCCGTGCCCTCTTCAAACAGCTGGCTTTGCCTGTTGTCACTCGTTGTGACGCGCGAACGGGACGACGGCGAAAGCCCGAACAGGTCTAGATATCGCTTGACCTCAGACGCTGCGTGCCGCCCGACCACCCAGTGGTGGGAATAGGTAAAGTTTCCGTTGGTCGTCTTGACCATCAGGCCGTCCCCGCCGGTGTATTCGCGTCCTTCGCTCTCTGCTTTGGCTCGCTCTTCTTCGGCGATCCCCATCGCGCGCGACAGCTGCTTCTCGGCCCAAACCATCTTGGCCCAGGCCTGGCAGTACAGCACCAGGGCGGCGCGGTCCAGCTTCGAGATAAGACCGTAGCGCTCTAGCTCGACCGAGATCCGCTTCCACTCCTTCTTCGCCTCGGGCCAGATCCATGAAGGCGAGCCCGGAATCTCCACTTCAGGGCGCAACTCGTCGAACAGCGACCCGAGCGGCTTCTTGCTCGGGTTCCCCCGCAGCTGATGCACGTTCGACGGCAGCGGTTTCGGACCAGGTTTCACGATGGGCTCACAGAGTTGAAGTGCAGACGCATGCACAAATGCCACCACCCCCAAGGAGGGGGTACCC